ATCAACAATCTCTTGTATATTTACATTTAAAAGATTTGCATCAATACGTTCCGCAATCTTCTCTTCAGCCATCTCTAGTGTGATGTATAAAACGTTTTTACCTTCTAAAAGAACAGCACTAGCATGATGACACATAAACAAAGATTTACCGACGCCAGTGCCTGCAAGAGCGATATTGAGCGTTTTGTTCGGTAGACCTCCTTTTGTAATCTTATTAAAGTATTCAAGGTCGAATTGAATTCGACTTTCTTTTTTATTGTAGAGTTCGTATCGTTCCTCATAGTCCTCTAAGTAATCGTGTCCTACATTTCGATTAAAAGAAACAGATAAAGCATCTGATAAGATAGTTGGAATTGCATCTCGATTTTTCTTTTCGTCTTGTCCATCTGCAATCTTAATTGATTCCATCAATGCCAGATAGATCGCACGATCACGACACCATTTCTCCGTAGTGTCACTTAACCATTCAAAATCGCATTCAATATCTTCCAGTTGATTTATCGTTTCGTATATATTTTTGACTTCATCCTGAGTGATATCACGCCTGTCTTCAATCTCAATCTGGAGTACTTCTTTTGTAATTAAGCTATTGTACTCTGCTACATATTTAGTAATATGTTCAAATACAATTCTTTCATCCCGATTATTAAAGTAATCAGGTTCAATAAAAGGTAGGACTTTTCTGAGATATTCTTCGTTATATACTAGATTTCTGAGGATAACTTTCTCGATTCGATCCATTATTCACCATAACTAAACTCTTCGTTTGCAGCCTCTTCCAAGAGTTGCATCACTTCTTCCGTGAAATATTTGATAGGATCGGCAAGAATAGCAGAAGGATAAACGGAAGATTCACCAACAACAATTCGATTCCCCTTACGTTTGAAGACTCCATGCTTTTCACCCAATTCCAATAACCCATAATATCTGTCCAATCCACGTTCGTCGTAATAAAGTCGTATTTCAACTTCTTTGTTCTCCTTACTTATACGCGACTTATGAGTCTTTGCCTTGATAATGTTTCCAATGACATCTTTTCCGTCTTTCTCCTTTTTCTTTGAGAGGTAGATGATAGTAGATGCTGCATACTTGAGACCGCTGCCTCCTCCCATCTCTTTAGTTGGGAAGTAAGATCCAATAACGTCATAGGTGTGATTTGTAACTATAAGTGGTATGTTTGCTTGACCAAGTTTTAAGGTGAGCATACGAAATGCACCTTTAATCAGTTGTGATTTGGTCATATCACGAACTTGTTTATCATTTAATGCATCAGAGATCTCTTTCTCTGTTGATAACATACCAAGAGAATCCAATACAAACATACAAGGTTTGCGGTCTGCCTCGTCTGTCTTTAAGTATATATCAACAGCCTTCAGTGCCTTACTACGAAACTCTTCAACGGTGACAACATTTACAACAACCAACCGTGTTGTATCAATTCCACGAGACTCCAATAATCCTTTATTGACTGCTGCTTCAGTATCAAAATAGAGGCAGTACCCATCAGGGTTAGTGTCCAAAAAGTTTTTGACAACAGCAAGCGAGAAATAAGTTTTACCAGTACTTGACTCACCAGCAATGGCAGTAATACGATTGCTGCTAACCCCGCCAAAAATAGACCCACTAACGAGTCCATTAAAAATGTAAGATCCAGTATCAATGAATCTTTCAGTTCCATCAATGTCTGACGCAATTTGCGTATATTCATCTCCGATCTCTTTAACTATCTCTTTTAAAAAATCCATTAAATTACCATCCCGTGTTTTTCACGAAGTATTTTTTCATAAGATTCGTCAGGATTATCATCCATAACTTCTTTTACTAATCTTAACTTATTATAAAGTTTTTCTGCATCTACATTTCTTTTTCCAAGTCCATCGCCTGCCATTTTTTCAGTTATTTTAACTAGGATGCCTAGTTCTCTTCTATCAATAGGTAAGTCCATTATACAAAAAAGGATTCAAGGTTTACTGTTCTCTCGGCCTGCCATCCGATGGAGTCGAGAATTATCTTAAGAGGTTCAAGGAACGACTTCTCAAATTGTAGATCATAATCTATGTATTTGTCAAGTTTAAGTTCCTCTGGAAACTGTTGAATAAATGATATTACATTTTCCTGTATCGGATTTGGTCTCTTAAGATAACAAAATTTAATTTTTTCACCATTATTAATTAAAGAATATTTTTGTGTGAGTTTATTTTTTTTAACATAGTGATTAAAAAGGAGAGCACCACGAGCATGAATTGGTGTTCCCTTTTCATAGATCGCATTGACACTTCGATACTTTGTGACACTACTCACCGTTCGAGGAAATGAGATCTCCTCTGGTGGTAATGATCTAAACTTAGTTCTACAATTATCGATGAAGTCAATTACATCGTCTTCAGTCTTGGTCATGATAAGTTTAAGAACATCCTTGATCATCTGACGACAGGGTGCAGGCGTTGAAGATTTAACTGCTTCAATACCCATCATTTTTAATTTAGGTTCCGCATATTTAACTCCCTCACTATCCCAGACATTTAGAATATATCTTTTCTTTGCTGTCCAAATACCACGATCCGCAATATTCTCACGTTTCATAATCATCTTCTGTTCATAGGCATTTACGTACGAGGCCAGTTTTTTGTAAGAACTCTCAATATAAGGTTCAAGTTTAGTTTGAGACACCTTATCAAGGAACGAGATAACGTCCTCAGTAGTCTTCTCTCTGCCTTGGTATATAGTTTCAACCAAAGGCCCCAGATTAAGATAAACGGAATCAGTATCCACAGCAATAACATAGTCATCATCAGTTTTAAGTAGTTTGTTTAAATATTCATTTAATCTGTCTTCGATCCAACGAATTGAAACTTGTCCAGATAAAGTGATTGCCTCTGCATTTTCAAGTTTATAGTAACGAAAGTATTCATTTCCAATTGCACCATAAGCGGAGTTCAATTGAATCTTACGAGCCATTTGAATATTGTTGTATGTTGCAATATCTTTAACGAGTTTTGGATTTTTTGTGTCCTCATACTTTTGTTTCGCAGTAAGCATCTTCTTCTTGTAGATGGTTCTTTCTGTATAAATCTTTTCCATCAACTCAGGCAAGAATCCACGAATGTCTGTGCGAAACATTGCACCATTCGCACATACAGCATTGTCTTTATAAAGTTGAAAATCTAATTCCTCATTAAGTATTCTCTCAACCGTAGCTGTTGGATGTCGTTCATCCTTGAGGGTTTCTGGGGAAATATTATATTGCATGATAAGATGAGGGTACAGACTATTGAGGTCAAAATTAACCACCCAATCATACTTTCCTGGCTTTGGTTCCTTGACATAAGCTCCTGCATATTTCTGCGATTTTGATGTTCTTTTCTTTGGCGGAATAACTATATCCTGTTTCTTGAGATAGTTGTAGATAATCGTATCCCACATTCTTACCTGATAGTGAATGTCAATAAAATTTACCTTGGCATCAAATGCCATCGTAACTGCAAGTTCAATCAGTTTTAATTTATCTTCAAGTCTATCAACAAGTTGAACGTCCTTTATATTGTATCGAACAAACTTATCCCAATCTTTTGTATAGAATTCACGGAAAGTATCATACTCATTGTGATCGAGTTTCTTTTCACCAAGTTCATAATTAGCGATGTAATCCAATCGGTAGGACTCTTGATTTGTATAAGTAAATCTTTTATATAAATCTAGATAATCAAGTTGAGTTACACCGCCGATATCATATGTGATATTTCGACGACCACTGATATAAACTTCACCCTGAGATACAAGACCCCAAGGCGATAAGTCTTTCATAGACTTCTCACCAAGAATGCGATTGATACGACCAGCAAGATATGGTATATCATACATCTGAGAGTTCCAACCAGTAATTACTTCTGGTAGATTTTTTCTCCAGTATGCCAAGAATGATGTCAATAGAATAGTTTCATTCTCGCAAAGAACATATGTAACATTCGGATCTTTATTTACGAATGGCCTTGAACCAAAGGTTATAACTTTCTTTGTTGCATAATCCTGTAAACTAATCAACAACATTTCTTCGGCAACATTTTCAACATCAGGAAAACCACCTTCTGCAGCAACCTCAATATCAATTGTTACAAGTCTTATCTTTTTAATATCAAACTGTATATGATCCTCTGGATATTTTTCTGAAATGTATTGATAAACATATCGATCATTACCGTAAATCTTGAAGTTTTCAACCTCTTCATACTTTTTATAAAACTCACGACAATCTCTAACAAATCCAGGCTGAATCGGTTCAACAGAATCACCTTCTAAAGTTTTATATTTTGTTTTTCTTTTAGATGGAACAAATAAAGTTGGTTTCCATTCTTCTCGATGTGTGATATGTTTTCCGTTCTCATAGCCACGAATTAAAAATTGATTACCTATGAGTTGTATATTTGTATAGAATTTCACGAAGTTGCATCAAGGTATTTTTTTAAATATTCTTCATTGGGATCTATGATTGTTATGATTTTATCAGAATGAATCATCATAGTTTTTTGATTCGTATATTCATTACACCATCTTTCCATGTTATCAGTATAACATGGATTGATTAACTTGCAATTAGGATCTCCAAACTCTGCTGGAACCTCCTCAATTTCAGATATTATATATTCTTTATTTGTTAGCAGTAGAATTTTTACCATTTTTTGCATTAGTTAATTTCTCTTCATATTGTTCTTTTAATTTATCTAAGGGTTCAACAATAGTAATTACCCAGTCTGCTGAACAGGGTATTTTACTATCTTTTGATAGTGGAATCCAAGGATAGAATCTAACATTAAATCTTGATGCATATTCTTTATTCTCTCCCTCCTCACTTAAAAGAGTTGGCTCCTTTGGTTGATACATTTTTACAATTCTAGGATCATCAAAATAATATCCAATTACTTCATCTTCAGATTTAATTTCCTGTAAATCGGTGATAATATCCTCACCAGACTTGAGCATTACTAATTTAATGGTCATCTAATTTATTTTTTGATACTATATTATAACAATAAAAAAGAGGATCGTCAAGATCCTCTTGAAAAAATATTTATGTTTTCTTTTTTACCCTTTTGATATCACTCTTTGCATTTTTAATTACGGTGAAAGGAGTTAAAAGTTTCATATTGCCTCCTAGAGATAGTCTTTACGAGCATGATGTTCTGGAACTACTTTACCCAATTTGACGGTAAGGAGTCCATCCTCAAGCGAGACATCTCTGACTTCAAAATCATCTGAGAGTGTCCATGCTCTTTTGAAAGATCTCTGAGCCAATCCTTGATGGAAATACTCGGATTCTGTCTCCTTATCCTTTTTCTTTCCCTCAACAAAGAGTTTTCCGTATTCTGTAAAGACATTGACTTCCTCCTTTTTAAATCCAGCAAGTGCAATCTCTAATCGAGATTCAGAATTACTCACTTGTATGAGATTGTAAGGTGGATAGTTTGTTACGGTCTCATTAAAAAATCTATTGAAATAGTCATCAAGTCCGATGCTATTTTTTGTGATGCGATCCATTATGTTCTCAAGATCGGCAGCACGGTATCTTTGAATACTCATCATAGTTCTCCTTAAATAAGCGAGTTGTGTTTTATGTCCCCGAAGGCGACATAACTAATTATAACAGAAGATAAAAAAAAGGGGTGATGATCACCCCCTAATCATATTTCGGTTTTCCTCCTACTCTAGTAGGACGCGACAATGTGTTATACAGGTTTTATCATTCATGTCACACTCTGATACACACTCGTAATAATCCTCTATTGGGTCTATAGTAGATAGCTCGTTGGCTTCAGTATGTAACCATGATCTGAGGTTATTAGATGAGATGAGATTGTGCATGATTTATCCTCATATGAACACATAACTATTTAATATTTTTTTTAAAAGAGTTATAAATCTTCATTAAGATTTAATAATATCCTCTAATTTAAACAAAGATATGAATTCAAGTTCATTATTATCCCATACCTTATGATTCTCTTGACGATCCACAATCGCAACAACACGATTTACAATATACCCTGCATTACGCAATACATTGACAGCCTTGATTGCACTACTGCCAGTGGTGGTTACATCCTCTAGAACTGTAACAATAGATCCTTTTGGTGGTTTGTTACCTTCGATAACTTCTTTTGTGCCATGACCTTTTGGATTTCTTCTTACAATAAGAGCATCGATGTGTCTATGACCTGAGTAATAGGCTCTCTGTGCTACACCACATACTAATGGATCTGCACCCAATGTAAGACCACCAACTGCTATCGCATCATCCTCTACATGATTAATCATTAGACGAGATAAAAGTGCATTTCCCTCACATGATAACGTGACAGGTTTGCAGTTAATATAATGTTCGGTTTCTTTACCAGATGATAAAATAAATTGACCGTGCTTGTATGCTCTTTCTTTTAAGAGATGAAGCAAAGTCTTTCGATGTAAATTGTCAGTCATTCAATAGTTCCTGTTCTTCACTTTCTTCATTTAGATTCTTCTTTGAATCTTTATCGTTCTTGTAGTCTCCTACAACTTCTCTTAGTAGGTTATCTACATCTTTTTTTAAATCAGACATTACTCCTCCTCTGGTTTTTTTCTTTTACCAATATTATACTTGGTTTCTAGATTCCAGTCACCCTTTTCTTTATAGGATATAACTTTAATTTGATTAAGTGGAGCAATGTCATTAACTTTATCAGTCGCGACAACACTTACCAATCCCCAATCTAAGAGCAATTGGATGATACGATTTCTTCTTTGTACATCATTGACCGTAATATTGGCTCTCTTGCCGTCTAGTGCGAATAGTTCTTTAAAATGAACGATATAATATCTACCTTGTTTATGAAGAATGTGACAAGATTGATATAGTTTTTTTTCTTTTCTTGAAGCAACACCAATACGAGTGAGTGTTTCTCTTACTTTAAGAAAATCATCAGGTTCATTTAATGTAATCTCAATCATTTGATCTGGCGACCAAGTGATTTGAGGTTCGACAATCGAATTCATTTTCTCCCTCCAGTCTCAAGTCGATCTCGTATAAACGAGAGTTGTTCTCTAGTCAAAATATTTAAAACTTGTTTTGCCTTTTCATTACTATAACCATAGTAACGTTTAACAAGTTCAAGGTTTTCAATTTGATCCTTGCGAAGCCAAGGAGAAAATCTTTTCCTTTTTCTGAGACTATTTAGGAAAAAGTCATACTGTAACTTCTTTGCTAAGTTAGGATGTTTATTCATTTCATTTGCAAACATCACAGAATCAACCTGACCAGATAAACATCTATTCACAATATAAGATGGGTAACTCTTTTCTATATCTGGATCTTCATCAATTAAATTAGTTTTAGTTGTATTGATTGAGTTCAACCAATCTTTAAGATCTGTCATTATATAAGGCAATTTTTTTATCAATGTAGACTCTTGCTTTTTTAAGGTCGTCTAACTCACCCTCTTGATCTTTGTGACCAGCACGACAAACATATTTGATTACATTGCCTGCAAAGAAATCAAGTTCTTGATCAGCGATAAAATCCCAAACTTGAATTTTACCTCTTTGATAATGTGATGGTGAAAATTTATTCATAATGTAGTTTTGCGTTTAATAATAATTCTGTCATTTTTAAAATCTGGAATAAATTCCAAGACTTCATCATTCTCCCAACATAACTCCTCATATAAAGAATTAAGTGTTGCCATATCGTGCCAAAGATCATTTGGTTCTTCAGTCATGTTTTTCACTCCATTCCTTATAAGTGCTACTTAAATCTAAGGGTTCTGGATCTTTAATACCTTTTACTTTTTTCCAATTACTGTAAAGTGCTTGGAGGTGCCATGATTGAGATAAACTTTTTGGCCCGTGTTCAAGAAGATCGAGTTCCATCCTATTTGATGTATAGGATTTATATTCCTCTCTCCAATTAGAATCATCAAATTCTTTCATAATTTATTTTCTAATAATAATTACATCCTCCTCATCGTCGTCATCATTGTCAGAAGCCTTGAATACCAATAACTCTTCACCTGATTGAACGTCAGACATCTCTGGATGTATATTTTGTTTTTTGATTGGTTTATTAAAATCTTCAATTGTGATGGTCATTAACTTCCATGTATATGCAAACGTGGCGCCCGTCACTGCTACAAAACCTAAAAAATAAACAAAGGTTAGGAAGTCATTCATTATCTTAGAAAAAGTCTTTGTATCGGCACTTGCCTTATCTTATCTATAATGTCAGTTTCGATTCTTTCTAAAATGTTAATATCTACATCCATGAATGGAGGAATGATACCAAGCAAACGAAGAAGTCCATCTACAAATAATGCAAGTGTAGTAAATCCAAGAATCATACTGATCACAGTGGCATCACGATTATGTTTTGCCATCGATGTCTCATCAATCTTTCTTGCTTCATCGATTGCTTCTTTTACAGCATCAGCAATCATCGCATCAACCTCTGGTTTTGTGTAGGTCATTGCTCTGATTTTTTCTTCTGTTGTAAAGTCTCTTCCAATATCTGATATTGGAATTTGTTTGATGATTGTTCTGATCATTAATAGTTACCTTATGATGTCGATGTGCATATCTTTAGTCCAAACTTCTAACTCATTCCGTAAAGAATTATTGGACTTAAGACTTTCATATCTTTTGGATGCTTTGTTTTTCCACCATTTGATGAGATTCTCCTGATAGAATTTATCAAAGTTAATTGGATTCTTTTCGAGTTTGTCAGTGTCTCCTCGAATTACTTCTCTGGAATTTGCAAATCCATAGTCACTAAAATAAACTCTTTTCTTTTCAGTGAGGTTCTTTGCATTTACAATCGCAGTTTGGAATTCCGCAGCCTTTTGAGAAGATGAGCTTTTCTTGATGATAGATATCATCTTTTGTTGCGTTTTCAACTTGCGACTGGAGGCGTCCTCCTTGACCAACATTTTGTTGTTGTTCCTTTCGATAAACCATTTATTTAAACCTTTAAAAACATCATCATGTAACAAAGGAGTAAAATCACTTTGAGTTAATCCTTTATATCTCAGATATGGTTTTAAACCGTCATATTGAGATGAAGATTTAGTTGTTCCATATAATGAGGTTGTTTCAAATAAACAAATATCGGATCCGTATTTACTATTTAACTGTTCTCGAGCTTCATGAGAACAACAGAGAAGTGCCAACAGTTTTCCACCAAGATAATTAAATCCAAATGGTTGAGTTGGCACTATGATAAATCCCATGATTGAGTGTCGGTTAAATCGTTTTAACTCAGGTGGTCTTCCTAACCAATCATTACGAGGTTTGCAATTAATGGTTGGAGAACCAAAACGAACAAATCCAACAATCTTTTTTGTGTTTATTTCCATGACAATCCACTTGAGTGACTTGCCAGGAATTGAACTTTCAATTGAATGAGAGGTAGTTATTTGTAATCTCTCATTAAAATATTCATTTGTGAAACTGTCATTACTTCCAGCAGCATAGACTTTAAAGTCCATGTCATTTGGATGTATGTCAAAGTTATCAAACATATCCTCTTCAGGCCCACAGCCAGGAAGATATGTCGGCATCTTTGACATACGATCTAGTTTTACATTACGAAGATATTCATCAATACGTCCTAAATTTGAGAAATAATTGATGAATTGGTCTGCAGCATAAGCAGCATCAGTTTCACTTAAAATCATTGTATAATAGGCATTCTGTTATATGGGTTGTCAGGTTCAAAGTAATAATCTTTTTCCATAGGCATGGAAATCACTTCGATAAGAAGATTAATGTCAGCAGATATCGCATCACCAGTTTCTGATAATCTACGATATCCATTACCAACATAAACTTGTCCTGCCACAACCACGAGAGTCACAGCACCCCAAAAATAATAATAAGCGTTCTCTTTAATTTGTGTTCTAATTTTTTTCATGATGATGTTGAGGATAATCTCTCTCTTGTGCTTTTTGAGTCATGACTGGTTTGTAACCATCACCCTCATGACCATGTGCAATTCCAAGTTCATGCATACGAGCATGTTCTTTGATCTCATCTCTAAGATCTTTTCCCCCAGAGCCAAAGGTCATGTATATTCCATACGCAACCAAAGCAAAAACAAGAAGACCAAGAAATACAGCAAACGCTGCACCTTGGCCTAAATGTGCGTGAGGTATCAATGTATCATTACATCTAGCAATTTTCTCAGGATCATTCCAAGTGCCAGGCAAATGGTAGATCGGTGGGCATGATAAGAAAATCATTCTTTTGTTTCTCTTTTGTGATAAACCTCAACCCATGTCTCACATTTAGGACAGGAGAGGTTAGTATATATATCATACTCTGGATGGAACTCTTCGTCAAGGTCTGCGTCACCACCCCAGATTAATTCTGCTCCACAATGCCAACAATTCATTTAAATTCACACTCCAACATTATTTCTGTGAGTGCAGCCAAGAGATTAATTTCTTGATCCGCAACGAAGGCAATCTGATATTGATATCGAGCAATGATAAGAACTGCGGCAGGAATACTGGCATTCTTGAGAGAGCCATATAGAGAGTCGTATATACGACGTAGAAGTATAGCAGGATCATTGTCTAAATTATCAACACACCATTTGCGGACAGCAGGGAAGTTTTTTTCCTTAAGATTTTTTGTAAGATCATTGATTGATATGTCTGAGAATGTTGCCAATATACCAGTATCTATCTTACCACTCGCAGAGTATCTTTGACACTCATTAAGAACTCTTCTCCAATCAGGAAAATGTTTATTGATAAGTTCTACAATAACTTTTTTATCATACTGAACTCTCTCCTGATCAAGAATAAAATTTAATCTCTTGAAAAAATTAACTGCAATCTCCTGTTTCTCCTTGCCTTTGATTGAGAAATCAACGACAGCACATCTTGAATGTAATGGTTCAATAATCTTATTCTTATAGTTACAAGTAAATATAAATCTGCAATTACCATAGAACTCTTCAATGTTTGCACGAAGTAAAAGTTGAACATCATGTGTAGTGTTGTCCGCCTCATCAATAATGATAACTTTATGTTTTGCACCACCCATCAGAGAGACAGTTGATGCAAAGTTCTTTGCCTGATTTCTCACGGTGTCAAGAAAACGACCCTCATCAGATCCATTGATTACATAAAAATCTGCACCAAGTTCATGACACAATGCTTTCGCAACTGTAGTCTTTCCACATCCAGCAGGGCCTGCAAGAAGTAGATTTGGAACTTCACCCTTCTTTAGAAAACTTGAAAATGTTTTCTTTGTATTCTCAGGTAGAATACACTCTTCAATCGTCTTAGGACGATATTTTTCAACCCATAAAAAATCACTCATTCGTTCTCCATTCTTTTCTCATTGTAACATACTTTTCATCATAGGCAGCCTTGTCTCTCATCTCTTTAAATACTCGAGCAGACCTCGCTTTTTCACAGTGAAGTGCGTCTGGCGATTGGGGTCTAACGGAACCATCTTTAGCGTATTTCCTCCCACTAGAATGATTTGCATACCGACGGGCGCGAGTAAATCCCATCTCAAGAAATTTTCTCGCCATGTCCATTCCAATGAAGTCTTGTTTGTCTTTATAGTCAACAAACATGGAATAGATTTTATTAGCAGATTTGCGAGCAATATTTTCATTTACAAATCTCCAATGAGAGCATATATCGTTAGTATAAGGGCGTACCAATAGCACTCCTTGTTCTCCCCTTCCAATGCGATAAAGTTTGCGATTTTCTTTAATTGTAAAATCAATTCTCTTGTAATCGAGGTCATAATCAAATTCCTTCATTACAGCGTTTCCTTTACATCATATTCTATTATAATTATTTTGCTCTGTCTACCTGTATGATCACATCTTAATGATTTTTCCATAGTTCCATTTAAAAGAACCGTAAGTTCTTCTATACGGTTTATAATATTTTCTTTAGTCATGATTTGCTCTCCTTATATCGTCATGTAATCTTTCTGTTGGTGATTTCCTATAAGGTGGTTTTAATAATTGAGGCCATTGTTTATAAAACTCTTCAACAAATGTGGGATCATAATTAGGATGTTTAGAACTATTGATTGATGGTTCCCAAGGTTTCTTAGATACATTTCGTATTACAATAAATCGATCAGCAGCAAATGTGCCTGCCAAATTAATTTGTAGTTCCTCTCCATCAACCCAATTTAAGTCACCGTTCTTTTTTGTGTGGTTCATCAACTCTTGGATTTCATCAATCATTTCTTGTGTGAGTTTCATAAGTATCTTGGAATAAAAGTTACCTTGTCTTTAAATTGTAATGCTGGATCTATTTTTATAGGTTCATGATTCTTTTCACTTGGAAGTTTTCCTGTTAATAGATAATCAACAACATCTCTACAACCCAGAAGATATGCTATTGTTTCTTTATTTTCTGGGTTCGTCTCTTCCAATCTTTTAGTAAATCTTTCTATGAGTTGTTGTAAATTTTCAGTAGGTTTCTTATGTAAATCAGAATTATATTTATTTCCATCAACGGTGAATCTAGGTTCAATTTGTTTCATATCCACTCAGGTTTGCGGTCAGGTTTACGAAGATAATTATCTGCAGCCCATGGCTTTGATGCAATGTATCTTTTATATGCAGTAAATGTGTCTATGTTATCATCATACTTCCATTCCTCTGGCATAGCACGGGGAAAATTTTTTGCTTTATGATAAATTGCAATGTTCTCTCCACTCTTATCCTCAAATATTTTTTTTGCTTCGACTAAAGGTTCTAGACAAGTATGAGCTTTTCCATATCTTTCATAATATTCCTTTGCTAGTCCAAATCCATGTGCAACCAACCATGCTGTGTTATATATGTTTTCCGCTGCCCAGATGGTGCATGGATGACCTCTGAAGGCGCCTTTCTCTGTCTTATAGGGTGTTCCATCCTTTTTGGTTAATTGACCCCAATTAAAGTACCATTTGGAATAAACCATTGATAACATTTGACATGTTTCCAAAGGCATTTTGACAATGTGTTTGTCAGGTAATACTCTTGCCGAATTATAAGGGCAAGGTTCAGTCACGAATACGTTCATAATGTGGTGGTATGTAGTGATCATTCCAGTGTCGGATGTTACCAGCGACAATGAAACAGTTTGTAATTACTAATTGTATAAAAATAAGAGTTCGGATAAGAGCAATGGTATCTGCCTCCTTATCAGATTTACCAGATTTATCTCCAAGTGCTTTTGCCCAAACTCTCCATATTTTTTTCACTGTATTTCAATTTGTGTAGTTGCATCAAATTGTTCTACAATTTTTTGCAATTCATTTACAAAAGTAATTTGTTTTCTCAAAGGCATAATATAATACTTAATCATTATAATCTGAAATAGTAATAATGTCACCTGAGAAAAAATTAACGTTAGTTTTAAATTTTTCATTAAATTCCTAATATCTTTTTTTGTCTTTCAAAGTAACCGTGAAGAATCCAAGAGCTACTATTCATCTTCTCAGTTCCTCCAACAGACCACTCAAACTTTACTCTATCATTTTTTTTATATTTGTCAAACTCAGGTGTATTATCTCTTGCACGATCACCTCCATTGCAGAAAATAACTTTGTCAGATATCTCTAAACATTTTGCAATCGCACCGCAAGCAGATTCATCTGAATCATCCCAAGAAATTACAGCATCCACCATATCCAAATGACGAACAATATCAGCACGTTCTTTCCAAGATTGAAAGTATTGACCTTTCTTTCTTGTGAGCCACGGATCACCATTCAAACCAACAACAAGATAATCTGTGAATGCTCTAGCCTCTTTGAAGTATCTGATATGGCCACTGTGAATTGGATCAAATCCACCAGTAACCAAACTTAATTTCTCAACAAACATTAGTTAAATGTAGAATCAGGTTCAAGTGCAATGTAATATTTTACATCAATATCTGTATTTGTAAAACAAGATAGGAGTTTTGATGAGACAACAACATTGTATGATCCAGGCAGAATCTTAATATTCTCTACCTTAAAATTGAACATAAAGTTGTTTATGGTTTCACCAACTGTAACTGAGAAATGATTTGATGTATCATTCTTTTTGTCACGAATCACAATGCTAATTGTTCCGTCTTCACCAATTACAGATAAATCTGGAACTTGATAGATTGCAGCAGCCTTGAGAAGTTTATCTAATTGTTGAGTATTCAATTGAAAACAAACATCCTCAGTTGGTAGTGTAATCTCTTTCTCAGGAGGACTCACAATTACATTTGGATCAGCAAAGAAATATTTTGATCTTGCTTTATCCTCACTAATGACAGTGTAACCCTCATTCTTAAAATCTAACTCAGGTCTCTGATGCAAACTCAATGCATTCAAGAATTGATTTAAATCATAGACACCGAAATCTTTTGGTATATCCTCTTCTATTGTGGCTTCTGCAAGAATGTTTTTCATTACAGAAATTGTTCGCAAAGAATTACCTTGTTTGAATAATATAGACTGATTAATTGTAGAAAAGTTTTTCAACAACATCAGAGTTTTATCAGAAAGTCTCATTTTTGGTCTCAGTTTCATTTCATTAATTTTATCACGAACAATTGGATATGTCTCATCCAGTGTTCCTTCCAGCGTTTCTGCTGCTAAACTATAAGCGTTAACCATAAGGGGAGTTGTACTCCCCTCATTATATCAGCTATTTGATGTTTCGTCAAATTGAACGTCAGCATCTACTTTATCATAGAGTTCCATGAAAGCTTGTTTTGTCTCATCATCAAAACGATTCACACATACTTCAATTGCTTTCGCTTTGTTCTTGAAGATTCCGTATGCACGAATGATATGAACTAATCTACGAGTAGAGATAATTTCCTCGATACCACCATCATAGAATGTCTTACGAATAATATCACCCCAATCAACAAGTCTCTGACAGAAATCATCATCTTTGATGTTAAGAGTGTCAGCAATAACTTTAAGAATCTTGAACTCGGTCTTAACACTTGGATATGATTGTTCAAATGTAACAGGGAATCTTTCTAAAAATGCCTCGTTAAGAACATTTGTTCCAATGAATCTACCATCCTCGGATCCTTTACCCTTTGTGTTCGCAGTTGCAATCACATTGAATCCTGGCGCTGGTTTTACATATCTTCCAATCTTCTTGAGGAAGACTCCCTTTCCTTCGAGGATTGATTGAAGGCAAAGAATCTTGTTGGAAGCCAAGTCAATCTCGTCAAGCAATAGAATCGCACCGCGTTCCAAGGCTTCGATGATCGGGCCATTATGCCAAACAGTTTGACCGTTGAGTAAACGGAATCCACCAATGAGGTCATCTTCATCTGTTTCAATCGTAATGTTTACACGAATAAGTTCTCTCTTGAGAGATGCACAGGCCTGTTCTACAGAAAATGTTTTACCATTTCCAGAGAGTCCTGTAATAAATGTAGGATAAAATAACTTAGAGGCAATAATCTTCTTAACATCTGTAAAACTACCGAACTGAACAAATGTATCATCCTTAGTTGGAATCAATGATTGTTGTTCTGATGGTTGAACTGATGGTGCTTGATATGATCTTTCTATTTCTGCAACCTTCTTTGTAGTAACTTTAAGATTCCACTTACCACGAGTTGTCTTAAAGTCCTTAAGGTAACGTGTGATTGTGTAATATCTAAATCCACGAGATGCACAATATCCTTTGACATCAGCAGTGGTAATTTTTGATCCGTATAGATTCTGAAGATCGGAGATCAATTCTTCTTTTTTCACGATTGGTTGGAATGGCATAATGTATTCTTATCTATATATCAATTATAGACAAAAAATGGGGCATGATAAGCCCCATTGTGCAGCTTTTTAAATTGTCCTTTATGTGTCTTTCATATTTTCACTAGAGTAAGGTGTCATACCACCTGTATATCTTTTTCTACCCTTTGCATCAAATTTACTTCCTGGCTCTCCTGGCTTTGGTTCTGGTTTTTGTGGTTTTTCAACATAACTACCAGCAGTTCCATCAGTTCTACCACCTAGTCTCTTTTGAGAATTAGGTTTAGGAGTCTCCCGATAATTAGCACCTTTACCAGCAGGAAACTTAGCACCCATCTCATTAAGAATCTCCTCTGGAGTTAAAGTCAGCATAATATCCTTGATCTCCTCTTCACTCAATCCCTCATCAAGTAATTGACCTTTTACGATATCGAATAGATCAGCACTTGCGGTAACTGATGTTCTTTTACCAGTTTTACTAATTGTGTTCGATGCCTGTTGTTGAGATCCTCCTCCACTCGTTATTCCTTTAATAGCATTTACTGGAGCTTGAGCAATATTACCAGCGGTGTTTGCTGCCATTCCTCCTAATTGTACCTTTGAAAAATTATCCAGTTTGCCAAATGAATCTGCTACTTTTGCACCAATTCTAGCACCTTTAGTTCCACCAATTGTTTTACCAATCATCATTGTTCCCTTCTTGGCAGCAGCACCAATACCTTTCTTTGCAGCTGCACCCGCTAATGCTTTACCAGCACCAGTCGCAGCGGCCTTTGCGCCAAGTCCAGTAACTAATTTACCAACAGCTCCTAATGCAGCTCCTACAAGTGGAATTGCCTCATCAATATTTTGTAACTGTTCCTCAGTCAAACTTGACATTGCTTTATATACATCTTTCTCGTCATATCCTTCATTGATAAACTTACCTGATATTACATCAAATAAATCAACATCTTCTTTGGCGGTTTTAGCAGCATTCGCAAAATCCTGTGCTGAGGGTGCGCCTTTTGCACCTTTCTCTCTCATCTTACCACCACGTTTTCTTTTTGCGTGAATGTTGGCGTAAAGACCAGCACCCTCCTTTACATCCTTTTCATCCTTTTTTTTATCATCTTTTTCGTCTTCACCATTATCATCATCACCCTTTTTCTTTCCTTTTTTCTTATCAAGATATGCCTGTAATCCAGCAGGGATCTTTCCCTCTTTTACATCATCCTCATGAGGAATTGTATTTCCATCCTCATCCTTTTTATGATGTTCATAAACTGCACGATATGCTGCAAGTAGATCAACACTGTTATTTAAATTTTTAGTATTGTCATTTGGAGATTCTGGTTTTTTATTTCTTAAAACTCTATCTGCGTTTTCTTTATATTTTTTAATTTTTTCAACCTTATCAAGTTGAGGTGTTGATCCAAAAATATTCCTACCTTCCTCATCAAGAGTTTGTTCCTTTTGATTCTGATACATTGAATGATATGCATCCATCAATTTATTAGGAGAGGGAGCAGATCCATACTGTGTCTTACCTAGATCTGCTTGACTCTTCTTACCAGATGGTGTCATACCACTGGATATCATGTCTTTAGAAACTCTATGATCCATCTTTATTTCAGAATTTAAAATTATTTAGTCATGCAACCAGTTCAATAAATTCACTGAGAATCTTTTTGTTCATCTTCTTATTCTTAAGACTCTTTACAAATGCACGTTTGATGTCTGTTTTGGTTGCATCCTCTTTGACTTCAAACTCATCATCATTCCCAATTGCAGCTGATGAGAGACCAAAGTAAGTATCATAAGCAGAATCTTTGATTGAAACAGACTTGTTCTTTTTCCAACTTCTCATTGTAAGTTCAACCTTCTCAGGATCATAACCAACATAACGACGAACAAAGGATCCAGCATCACGACTTGGCATCAAACGAATACCAATAAAATTAACGTTACTAAATCTATCCTTAAGATTTCTAATTAAAACCTCAGTAAATCCAAAACAAGATTCTTTAACACGATATGTTTTACCAAGAGCACGATCACGAAGAAATGCATTGTAGTAGATTGCATTCTCACCAATGTATGGCTTGTCCTCCCACTGTCTCTGAATTGAAACATGGTAACGAGGTGTGTATGATTCACCATCAGTCAAAACAACACATTGAACTTTCTCAACCTTATTGTCTTTCTTGAACTGAGGGATGATCTGATGCATACAAATCAAAGTCTCATCTAAAGGAGTGCCAGATAATCCCATACCTACAGGAACTTGAAATCTATCGTTGTTATAATCATAGTAGTGATATCCAAACTTTGTACAGATACGGAAGATACTTTTCATTTGATGTTCAAGAGTTCTAAGATTCACTTTTGATGAGAACATATGCATCAAACTAAAACTTGTATCAACTGCAACAACGCCTGCTTTCTTTGTATAACGAGATGTATATTCCTCTGCATAGGGATCAGAGTTTGGAAAACAATTTGTGAAAGCATAGACATCAAATGGAATCTGAACCTTACGACAAAACCAGATTAGATTGTAAAGTTGTTTGATTGTATCCTTCATGATAGGGCTCATAGATCCAGACCAATCAAGAACAAATATTAATCCATGATTCTTACCATCAGGTAAGACTGTAATCTTCTTGAAGATATCCTCACTGTATTTGTAAGTATGAAGTCTTGACATATCAAGCATACCTGTTCTTGCAGTCGCAGCTCGAGCATATGCGGATGCAGATTTTTTCATCTCAAACTCTTTAACAAGATAATTAACTTCTCTTCTTGCAGACTTTTTGAACTCATTGAACTCACGATCAGCATTCGAGAAATCTTCAATTGAATTATCAATCCACTGTGCATCGATTGAAGAATGAATCCACTCATTAGAAATAATGACTCGATTAAGATCTAAATCATTCGGTCTTTCAACATAGATACTTTCACGAGCACCTTCATTTACCAATCCTTTGAGAGACTCCTTAAGATTTTCATCAGTTTCAACGGTTGGTTCTGTAATTTCATTGACATCTCTACTACCCTTGGAATAAGCTTGATCTTCGTATTCAAGATCATCTTCATCAATGTCCTTTTCTTTTAGATCACCTCCATCATCAGGTGTTGCAGTTTGATATTGTTCTTCATTATCAGCATCGTCACCATCCTCTAATTGTTCCTTAAGTAACATCTCATCTTCAAGTTTTTTCTGTTCTTTCTTATCTTGAAGTTCTTGTTTACAATACTCATAAACTTTTTTTGATACCTCAAGAACCTCCTCAAATGTCTCTGTATTTCCTGTTAAAGCAACAAGTTCTCTCTCATAATCAGTAAAAGAAATATCAATAAAATTACCAATCTTATAATACAAATTTAAACGATCAGCAAAACCCATATCATCAACATTCAAATCCTCTAATTGAAAGAAGTCCATTGCATGTAATTCATCGTATGCATTAAAGAATGTTTTTGGAAGACCAGCGTATCTACGTTTGATTAGTTTTTCAATACGAGCATCTTCAACAACATTTACAAATGATGGTGGTATCTGATATTCTTCTATCCAATCTATGCAAGGAGTATATAATGCATGGCCAACTTCATGTGCAACTAACATATCATATACAGTTCCAGAAGCCCTTTCCCATAGTGGAAGAGTTAGAACTCTAGTCTCAACATTGAAACTTGCAGTTTGAACTTGTTTGTGTTCTACAATCAAATCCTCTGTAGCGAGTAACTTAGCAAGTGTTCCCTTAACTTCTTGATTAACTGTCATTTGTTTCCTTGTATATGTACGTATTATAATTCCTCAGCACAGAATGGAAACGATCAGTGTGCAGCTTTTTTAATTGTCTATACCTGTTGCATAATCTAATGCTCTCTTTGCAGTTCGCATTAAACGAACTCTACGCATATCATAAGTGTTAGGTAGTGTTAAAGAAAATCCTAAGAGTTCTCCCTCTGGATCATCTGGAAATCCAACTGGTTGAATAAAAAATATCCCTGCGTGTGCCACACACTTCCAACCAATATCAACAAAACCCAATTCTCTTAACGCACATTCTAACTTCAACGAGTGGCAAGCCTCCTCTAGTATCATGCGGATTACCGAACTTTATTATTATTTATGACATTCGACTAAATCCTTTGATCTTTTCAAATTGTATGAGATCTTCAAATTTATCATGTAAGGATTGTTTATGTGAGATTACAAATACATTAGCATCTTTAATTACATACTTTACAATTTTAAGAAACTCTTCAGTTCCAAATCCATCAAGTGAACTATCAAATACCTCGTCCATGATTAATAAATTTGTATTCACAGAGTTTTTAAATCTGGCTACCTCACGCCATGTGAAAAGTAACGCTAAGTCAATACGCATCTTTTCACCCTCACTAAAGGATGAGTAAGAAAAATCCTCATGAATCGGAGATTGAATCGTCTCATTAAACTCCTCATCAAGCTTGAAGTTAATATAAAAATCCATCATCCGAAGATACTTATTTACTTGTTGGTTAATAAGCGGTAGATACTTCTTGATAATCTTAGATTTAACTCCACCATCCTTAAGAAGAGAGTAAGCAAAGTCGTGATGTAATATATCCTGTTTCCTCTCACCTAAAGATTCATAGGTTTCTTTTAATTTTTGATCAAACTCAGTTAATTTCTCATGTTCAGAATTTCTGTTTTTAAGTTGATTGGTAATTGTTTGAACTTCTTCTTCAAGTTCTCTGATCTGATTTTGGAATCCAGAGATCTTGATATTATTTTGAGAAATTTCATTCGTGAGTTTAGTAGTTTCCTTTGTGATGTTGATAAATTGACGTTCTCTTTCCTCTTCCTTAGCAATCGCCTTTTCTAGTTCTTCAAAACCAGATTTAAGTTCCTTTGCCTTTTCTTGAGCCTCGTCCAATTTATTTAACCTGAATCTTTCATCAATATCTTGAGTGCAAGTAGGGCAAACCGTATTTTTCGTAAAAAATTTATGTTCTTTCTTTACGGTAGATGCCTTATTTGATATTTTACCCTTTAAATTTCCCAACTCCTTAAGTCTCTTGTCAGCACCTAAAAATTTTTCTTGTTTCTTTATTAAATCTTCAACAGTTCCTTCTATTGTTAAATTTGCAATTTTGCATCCTTCAGATTCAAGAGATAATGAATCCATCTTTTTTATCTTGGAGTCAATTCGATCTTTACCTCTTTTTTCAACCTCCTCCATAAAGTTTTGTTGCATCTCTAATTTTTCTTTCAAAGATGTTTTCTTAAGTTCTAAAGTTCTAACTTTATCTTTCTTTTCTCTAATCCGATCTTTAATAATATTATTCATTGCCGAGAATATCTTGATATCTAACAAATCCTCAATTACTTCTCTACGATTTGATCCAGATAACTGCATGAATGGAACAAATGTACTACTACCTAATATAACGATTTGTGTAAATGATTTATAATTCATCTTCACAACATTTTGTTCTAGCCATTTTTGTTGATCATTCGCAGCAGAGGATTGATTCATCATCTGACCATTACGATGAATCTCAAACACGTTTGGTTTGATACCTCGACGAATAAACCAATCAACTGATCCTATTGTAAAATCTAATTCAACTACACAATCTTTTTCATTTGTAGCATTTACAAGTTGAGATTTATTGATTTTACGAAAGGGTTTATTAAACAAAACAAATGTAAGTGCATCTAACATGGTAGATTTACCAGCACCATTTGTTCCGATAATTACTGTATTCGATTTTTTATTAAGGTCTATCTCTGTCCACTGATTACCAGTAGACAACAAATTACGCCATCTTATCTTTTTGAAACAAATCATTCTTTGGAGGAACCACGATATCGTCTGGTCTAATTATATTATACATGTAATTGTGAATTTCGCAAGCTTTTATTGCGATATTATCATCGATTTCAATCACACTCATCTCTGGAGTATCATCCTCTGAATACATTAAATCAGCATATCTATTTGCATCATCTTCTTCTTCAAACATAATCAGAACCCGATCTCCATCCTCATTTTCAACGGAGAAAGCACCCTCATCTTCAAAACCCTTTACAGCTAAAATAAACATTACTCGACCTCACAGGCCTCTTTATAAACGTCTTGAAGTATGGATGTGACAATAAATTTATCCAAATCAACTTCAGACTCTTGTATATATCTATTTAACAGAGAAATTGTATCCTCGGATTCCTCAGCTTCAAACTCCTCTCCTTCCGTAAAATCAAAATTTTCAACGATCTTAAGTTCTGCTAGATTTGATGAATAGAGTTTATCAATATATTTTTCAAATTGTTTTGGATCTGATTTTTTACGAACAATGACCTTAACAATTTTTTCATTATACTTTGTGATATCTAACATTTGATGAGGAGTATCATCATAGTAAAGATTATGGAAGATTTGATATGGATTATTAATCGGTGTATGAACTAGAGTATCTGTATCAAACAAATGAAATCCACGATTACGATCATTTACATCATTCCAATACATTTCGTAAGGATTGCCCAGATAAAAAATATTTTCTTGATTTGATCTCATATGATAATGTCCAGAAAAGACTCGATCAAACTTATCAAAAATTTTCCCATCCATTCCATGTTCCATATAATGTCCACGAGTTGCCATAAATCCATTTAATTCAAGATGTCCCATGACGCATGGAGAGTCACTTTCTTCTATAACTTCTAAAGTTTTATCTAAATTTTCAGAATTAATCCAAGGCACAAATAAAAATTTTGTTTTATCTATCGTGACTTCCTCAGCTTCTGAATATATTTTAATATTATCATACTCTCGAAGAAAAAGATCTACACCACTTAAGTTATTTGTATTCTTATAATAAGCAGTATGATTACCAATAATCGTATGAGTAACAATACCTAGTTCTTGTAATCTATCAAAATAATTATTTTTTGCCCACTCTAGTGATACAAAATCTACACCCTTACGGCTATCGAATGTATCACCCATATCAACTATAGTTGTAATGCCTTCTTTAATTAAAGTTGGAAAAAATATATCTTCATAAAATTTTAAAAAATAATCATGAAACAATTTGGAGTTTTTTCTTGCACCAAAGTGTTGATCAGTAATAATAGCAATTTTCATTTAGTCATCCAATCCAATACCTCTGTTGGAAGTTTACCCACTCTTGGGTCATTGTCCTTGACTGTGTGTGGATCCATCTCACCCTTGGGTAGATAAGTAAGTTCACGCAATGACCTAACTGCTGGATTACTTGTAACATTAGTGGGAAGTCGTCCAAGAGCGACATTATCATAGTTAAGTTGATGCCTGTCAAATGTAGCGAGTTCATATTCCTCCGTCATTGATAGACAGTTGGTAGGGCAATATTCTACACAATTTCCACAGAAAATGCAAGCACCAAAGTCTATCGAATAATTTCTTAATTCTTTCTTTTTTGTTTCTTTATTCATCACCCAATCAACCACTGGAAGATTGATAGGGCAAACTCTCACACAAACTTCACAAGCAATACATTTATCAAACTCATAGTGTATGCGACCACGATACCTTTCGGATGGTATCAGTTTTTCGTAAGGATATTGAATCGTTACGGGCCTACGACCCATATGAGAAAGAGTCACAGAGAAACCATCTAGTAGATACTTTGCAGCATCCTTGATTTCTTTAATATAACTTGCGACTTGTTTGAACATTTTACTGATAGTTCATTCTTGTTTGTACAGAGTCTTTAATTTGATTATAATCAGAGCTAGTGCCTGTCATGTCACCATCAACAGTGAATACCTCCTCATAACCAGATCTTTCAATAATTTTAGTTTTAATTTCAAGTTGTTTCTTTTCCTTTTGAATTCTTCTTAAAAAAGCATAGTGTATAATTTGAGTAAAATATGCAAAAGGATTTTTAGATTTTTCTGGATTAAAGTTGTTTATATATTGAACACAGTTTTCAATGCCATCACAGACCATATCATCTTTAAACATATAATTTACAAAATTAGGTTTAAAGGATAAGTGAGTTGCGATCTTAAGAAAACACTCTCCAAGATAATTAGTAATACGAGGTTTATCTTCACCTCTCTCTTCAGCCAAGGCGACCTTCTCCTTGTACTCAACGATAGCTGCAAGGAACTCTTTGTTGTTTACATAGTGTTCCGATCTTTTTCTTGTCCGTGGCATGGAATGCATTGATTGTGTTGTTCATTCATAACATTATTATACACTATTTTCAAACGCTTGACAATACCCTTAAAATCATGTACAATCAACACTGTAAGGGTTGAAAGGTTAATATTAGCTATTATTAAAGATATTCTCTAGGCTCTTACGAGCATCTTTAACGTTAGATATATAACCCATTTCTTTTGTCATCTTTGGTTTTGGTTTGAGTTCGGGAACTGGAGTTTCATAATATGCTTTTACAAAATTATTGTAAGCAGAGATAACTTCCTCATCAGTAATTTCACATGTAGTGATAACGTTACTCATCTCCACTATATATAACTTTTCTCTACCTGTTTTAATCCAAGGTTCAATCTTAATGATACTTAATCCAGGCTTTCTTGAGAAAGCTGACTGACCAACCATTGCTGGGCAATCTAATGATATTGCATCTAATTCTGGTGAGGATTCAATTTTTGCAATAACTTCTTCTCCTGTATTAAGTTTTACAATTGCTAAAAATTTATTTGACATTTTTTTAAGGGTATTGTAAGCATCTCATAATTAAAATTTTCTTCATTATAAATTTTAACTCTCTCCATCATATGATTTAAAGTGTAATTTTTTGAGGTTCCGTATGTAATGTC